GCTTAGAACGATCGTTTCTTCTTTCAAGCCGGTGATGGTTTTATTCGCCGCAGTCAGCGTAACAGACGAACCAGACCTTGTTGCCGTTGCCCGTATGTTGCTGAGCGTTACCTTTGCACCGGACAAAACGTACACCGGGAAAGAAAGCGTATAATAGTACGTGTTGGCTGTGCTTAATGAAGAGCCTGATCCAACATTGATTGTCTCGTTGATCGGGATCGTAGTCACCCGGTCTGGAGGCCACGGTGTTCCCGGTTCGCCAGGGTCGTAAACGGCTTCGGCATGGCTCTGCTGTGTTTTCTGCACCCACAGCGTGTCATACCCGCTTGGCCTGACGCTGGATACCACGATCTTCTTGACCTTCTCGCCATTGACAATCAGGCTGTCAGTAAACTCACCCTTTGTCGCTTTGATGGAGCTTGACCCGCCAAGGTTGATGATGCCATTCGCGCCGTTGATGAACACATCCCCAGCGCTTTCCATCCGCAGCAGCGTGCCAGCTTCCATTTCGATCTTGCCGCTCTTGACCAAAATGCCGTCCCCGTCGATGTCCACGCTGGTATTGTGCACGGCGCTGTCATCCTTGTACTTGCTCGCCAGCACCCAGTCCGCCGCAGCATATGCCTGGCCCTCGGCCTTCTCGGTCTGGCAGCGCAGGATGTCCCCGCCGCTCCCCTGTACCCACAGGTCGCCAGGATCATACGGGGCTGTGGGCTGGGCGTAGAATACCCGGCGCTTTTTGTCCGCCGTGTCCTGTGCCTTCGCGGCGTCAGCAAGCGCCTGGGTTACATCGGTGTCTGTAATCCGCTGCCATTTATAGGTATTGCCGTCCTTCATGTAGCGGTAGCAATAGCCGGTGTTCGTGTCATAGAAAAGGTCGCCCAGGTGGGTGTTCCGGGTGTCAGGGTTCAGCCATTCACTGGCCGGGGCATTGCTGGTGGTCGGCGCGTAATTGTAAAACCAGCTGGTGATGTTCCCGTCCACCTGATCCTGCAAATTGCCTATGTCATCGTTTATGGCAGTGATCGCGCCTGCAAAGCCCGCCGCCTCTTCTTCCAGTGTGTTCAGCCGGTATCCGTGCCCTTCCACAGTGAGGGACAAGCCCCGGGCGGTGGCCTGCAAATCGAGGATATTCCCCTCCGCGTCCGTCAGCGTTTTTTGCAGCGCGGGCGAAAGGTCTTTCATCTTCAGCCGGTTGAACCGGGAATACAGATCGTCCAGTATCTCCTCGATCTGTGCCAGCAGCTTGCGCTCCTGGGCACCCCATCCCTTGGGCGTCCGGAGCGGTTCATGCTGTTGAATGGTAGGAAACTGACTGCTCATGTTTTACTCTCCTGCGGGCAATTCAGCGGCGGCCCACTTGCCGTTTACCACCGTCAGTACTTTCCCGTTGTCCGCGGCCTTCACCGTGGGCAGGGGGTTCAGCTTGGTTTTCAGCGCGGCCAGCACGGCCTTCAGGGGATACTGCTTGCCATCCACGATCAGCGTGGCAATGGGCGGGTCTTGCCTGCCGTCGTTCGTCACCTCAATCGGGTTGATCCCGGTCAGGCCCAGCAGGGTAATCACGTCGGAAATGGTGTCGTCCGGGCCTTTCACTTCGCCCGGGATCATTCTGATATAGCTCATGCTTTCCTCCTTAGTCTGCGTCTGTTTCGCTGATGATCAGCAGCCCGCCCACCAGCCGCCATACGCCGCCGGTGCTCTCGATAATCAGGCGGAAGCGCCTGCCCGTGCCGCCGAAATGGATGCGCTTCTGCTTGTACCCGCGGCCCGTTACGGGCTGCACGGTGTAATGCTTTGTTTTGGTCTTTTTCTCGGTCTGAATGGACAAATCCAGCGTGATCGGGCTGTTCTGTACCTCGCACAGCAGGTACACCTCAAAGCTCCCCTTGACCACGTTCTTGCTGTTCAGGTCGCTCCAGGGGGTCACCCAGCGGGTGGCGGCGGCGGTCGCCTGCCCGGTCTGCCAGCTGTCTTCGTGCCATTGCCACAGCCTGCCGGGCGTCGTGCTGCTGGTAAAGAACAGCGCGTCGTCCGTGGCAAGAAAGCGCTCCGCGCTCACGTCCTCCCTGAGCAGCCATGTGCCGCTTGCCGTGTCCGCAATGACAACCGCGTTGTTGATCGTGCTGCCGTCAATCGGGATCGCGCAGTAATACTTCCCCCGCCAGATCACGGCGCTGGCGTTGTCAATGGCGTTCAGGTTCATCCTGCGCCACAGCGCCTTGCACACGTCCTGGTAATAAGGCGCGACGGACAGCCCGTCGTATGCTGCCACGCCCTGATCCGTCAGCGTCAATATCATTTCCTTGTCCACGGCAACGGTGCGCTCATAGGGCGCGCCGCCGCCGTACTGCTCTTTGAACACGTACTCGCCGGGGTCGGTGCCCAGCACGCGCCATACGCGGTTTTTCTTGAAGGCGATCAGCTGGCTGCCAAACGCCCGCAGCGCTCTGAAGCTGTCCCCGTCCCAGCTGGGCTGCTGTATAACGCCCGCGCCATCCTCCGGTATGTCTGGGTTTTCTTTCCAGTTTGTCGGGTCATACGGCGCGGAGTAGACCAGCATGTCCGGGTCGTCGTCGATTGCCCCGCCCCAGATGCGCTCCGCGTAGCGCTCGATCACGCCGAATTTCTTGGGCGTCGCCACCTGGGAAACCGTCATGTTGTCGCCGCGCACCATCACCATGCCGTCCTTGGCGTTGCTCAGCAGCAGCACATCCACCGGGTCGCTGTTGGGGTCGGGGTTGATCTCATAGCTGACCCAGCTCCACACATTGCTCTGGTAGCTGGATACGCCGGATGGGAAGGCAAGCTGCGTCCAGGCGTTCCCGCCGGGAAGCATCCAGTACAGCCGCCCATTGGACGCGGCAACCAGCACTTCCTTGTTGTTTGTTCCCCACCGCCGGTACAGCCGGGCCAGCGTTTCTATCGGCCTGGTCAGCGACGGGGTGAGCAGCGTACAGGCCGCGGCGGGTTGCAGCACGCCGCCCAGCGTTTCCACGTTCTTTTCCTCCGTCGCGTACCGGGGATCGCCGTTGATGTCATCCCCGTTCTGCATCAGCCCGCGGAACTCCGGGATCAGCGTTTTGGCGTCATACGCGCCGAAACTCGTAAAGCTGCTCATGTTCTCCTCCGTCAGTTGGGTATGTTAAAGAAATTCCGCACCCGGCCATTGATGCCGCCCTCCGACATGATCCGGCTCACGATCTCGTCAAACGCGCTGCGGAAGGCCAGGCCGCGGCTCTGCTTTTGCGGGTTCCCGTTGCGGTACACCAGCCAGGTCGCCCAGTCGGCCAGGGCGCGGTGCGTCCATTCCGGCAGGTTCGGTTCATCCGTATCCTCTGCCAAAAGCGGGTAATCCTCGGTGTCCGCGTGCACCTTCGCCCAGGCGAATACCAGGCGGTCATACCCGTCGTTGATGTAATCCATCAGGAACGGCAAAAAATCCCCCAGGTCGTCCTCGTCATTGTTCGTCTGGAACATGACCTCGTTCTTGATCTCGCTTACCGTCATGGGCCACCTCAGATATTGGGATAGCGGTTTCTCAGCTGCAAATACACGGGCACGGGCACGTCCACATACTCGCCCTTCTTCACATAGATGGGCTTTTCGCCGTTGATGGTCACATGCTCATAGGGGTCAAGTTTCAGGCTGGTGTCGTCCGCTTCCGGGAAGGGGATCAGCACGCGCACGCGGGGGGTATTGTCCACCTTTTCCTCAATGGGGGTTACGGCGGTGATGCCGTCATTGATAATCTCGTTCTTGGGCATGTTTTTCTCCTTTCGATGAAAACCCCGGACAGCCGCAGCTGTCCGGGGTCTCGTTTGTTAGGCAGTCGCGCCGCTCTCGATACGTACCAGGAAGTCGTCCTGGAGGATCACGGTGCAGAAGCCCTTCACCTTCCAGGCGATGGTGCCGCGCTGCTTCAGGGGATCGGCAGCACCGGAAGACCCAGGAGGATTGATGATGATCTCCACGTTCCGGCCATTGCTGCCCAGCTCCACGGAGCCGTAGGCGTCCTGCGCGTATACCAGGGTGGAATACACGGGCGCGCCGGAAGCGCCGCCGCCGTAGGGCACAATCTTCAGGCTCTTGGCGGTTGTCCAGTTGTCGGTAACAGCCGTGCCGGGCACCCAGCGGAACTTGATCTTCTTGTTCTGGTAGTCCACGCTCTCGATGCACATCGGGGTCACCACATTGCTGCCGCTGTTGGTGTACTGCACGTTCACCATCAGTCCGGTCAGCGCGCGCGCCTGGTCGGCGGTGATGGCCGCGGCGGTGGTCAGGGTACGGTTCGCCACGTCGAAGTTGGCGCTGGCCACGATCTCGGTGGTGGTGCCGATGATGTAGGTCTGGGCCTTGAACACCATGGCATTGGTGCTCTCAAACAGCTTCACCTTGTAGATGGTGCCCAGCTCGTACTTCTCCACCTTCTGCTTGTCCTGGTACTTCGCCACGTCCACCCACATGGTGTCGCTGGTCAGGTCGAAGTACACGTCGGTATGCACGATGCCGTGGAAGAAGCCGTCGCTGAAGGGCTTCGCGTTGGCGCGGCGCAGGGTGCGCACAGCCTTCTTGATGTCCGCGTAGGTCAGCTTATCGTTGGCGGTGATGGTGCTGCGGGCGGTGTTATTGCCCGCATACTGCACGTTCAGGCCAGCGTTCAGCGCATTGCGGCTGATGGTGTCCAGGGAAAGCGCGGCCTGGTCAGCCAGGGTGTCCGCGGCTTCCTTGTGCTTGTTGCCCAGCAGGTAGAAGTTGAACTCGTCGGTCACCTCGATATGGCCGCCGTAGGGCTTCACCATCGCGGTGAAGGCCGTCTCGGTCATCATCTGGCCGGTGGGCGTCACGCCTTCCACCAGGGGCGTGGTGATGGGGGGGAGCGCGGTAATGCGCCGGAACTGGATCGTCTTGCCGTTGTTCAGGGGCAGCGTGCGCTTCTGGGCGTCACGGTTATGCACCATCTCCGGCTTCATGTTGGGCAGTACCGCACGCTCGTAATACTGGATCACGCTCGGCGCTACGCCAGGGGAATAGGTATAGTTCAGGTTGTCGAAAACCGCCATGATTTACATCTCCTTATCTTGCGTCATAGGTTTTCCCTGCGGCAAGATTTTGCTGGAGCTTTGCGAACTGTGCGTCGCTCATGTTGGCGATGGTCATTGCGCCGATGCTCGCGCCGTTCGGGGTGCGCATCGGCGCGGGAACCCTGCCCTGCATGTTCTCCGCCACGTCGTAGAAGTCCCACTCGCCGCTCAGTACACGTTGCTTCACGTCCGGGTTGGTGTTGAACTCATGCACAACATCCACGCCCCGGCTCTTGATCTTGTTTGCCTGCTGCGCCAGCAGGTTTGCGCGGGCCGTCACATCCGGGTCTGCCTGGGATGTGAAGCGTCCCTGTGCATCCCGGGGCTGCTCCGCGGGGGCCGCGGGGGCCACCTGCCCGCCCTTCAGGCGCACATACTCCAGGGCTCTTTCCCTGCTCTTGAACTCACCGGCGGCCACCAGCTCGTCGGCCTGCCGCTCCATCATGCTCTCCCGGATCGGGGCCAGCGCTGTATCGAACTGCGCCTGCATGCGCGCCTCCGTTTCGCGGATGGCTTTCTGCACGGCCTTGTCCACGCGCTGGCGTATCCAGCCGGGTTCCTTCTGGGGAGGCGCTTCCTGGGGCTGCTGCTCTTCGGTCACTTCGGAAAGCGGGGAAATGGTTTCCTGGGTTTCCTGCACGGGGTTCAGTACTGCGTCGTCCAGCACAACCTCGGGCTGCTTGTTTTCGACCGTGTTTTCCATGTGGTGTTTCTCCTTTCATCGGCCCGTGAAAACGCGGGACGGTGTATATTCCGAAAGGCCGTTTAACCGGCCTCTTCCGGCATAGCGTTGATCGCCCGCTGCGCGTCGCTCAGCAGGGCTTCATTGGTCAGCGGCCCGCCCGCCTCGGCGGCCTTTGTCACGCCGGGTATGAACCCGCCGCCGCGGATCGCGTTCACGTTGGACAGGGAATTGGTCAGCTGTGCGCCTGTGGCCTTCAGGCTGGCGTTCTCCTTCTGCATCTGCTCCATCTGCGCTTGCTGCTCGGCCACCTGCTGCTGTAGCTGCTGCATCATCTGCTGGGTCTGCTCGTTCTCGCGGATGATCGGCATCAGCCTGTCCTTGCCCTCGATGTTCAATATCTCAAACAGCGCGGACAGCGGGAAGAACTGCTGCGCCTGGGCGGCCATGGTGTACGCCTCCATAAAGGTCTGGTTCATGGCGTCAATGCGGATGGGGTCGCGGGTGCTGATCTCTACCTGCACGGTGTACGGCGGCGCAGGCACAGCGCCCTTGCTCCGCTTCTTCCCGAAAAAGCGCTCCGCTTCCATGGTCACCTCCCGGGCACCGCCGCGCCCGGTCACCAGCGTTACGCGCTTCTCGTCGTAGAACTGGCTCATCAGCCACAGTACCTGCAAAACGATCTGCTTAAAGCCGTTGTTCATCGTGCCGGTGCGCAGCTGCTGGATTTTTGCGCCAGCCGTCTGCAAGGCCGCAATGGCCTTGCCGCTTACAATGCCGCCTGTAGTCTCGCCGCGGCTGAACTGGTTCGCGCCAGCGTCCTGTTTCAGATCGCTCTGGAATTGCAGCATCTGGTTCGAGATCATGCCGTTGAACGGCGCGTGCTGCATCCAGTTCCAGTCCTCGCCCTGCACCACGCTGTCGCCCTCTACGATGTCCTGGCTCCAGTCGGCCAGCGCTTCCCGGTCAATATTGCTGTTCCGCCGGGTCAGGATGCGGCCCTTCGAGGACATGCGCAGGTTCATGTCGATGTATCGCGCATAGCGGTTGATATACCGCATCATGGGCACCAGCTCTGTCACCAGGCCCTCGCCCACCATGCTGCCCTCAATCGTGCTGTGCACGTCGATCACGAACGGGTACATCCCGTGGTCGTATATGTTCTTCTTGTGCACCAGCAACGCCCCGCCCGCGCAGTACGCCACATTGATCGTATAGGCGTGCTTTTTCGGGTCGTACTTCCTGTACCAGTACTCCAGCAGCATTGCCCGCGGCTCGTCGTCGCTGGTTTTCTCCTGCTGCACGGTGGGAAGGCCCACTTCGTTGTAAAGGCCGTCCTCGCCGTTGATGTACGGGGCCTCGTCCGGGTAATGCTCCTCGTACCAGCTCATGGGATGCCAGCCGATCTTGATCACCGCCCGGGCGTCCTGAATATCGTCCGCCTGCGGGTCCCACAAAAACGCCTCGATCGGCCAGCGGATCAGCGCAATATCTCCTTTCCCATGGCTCATGTCCGGGTCCCAGGCTACCTGTGTAATGGCGGTTCCCGGGCCGTATAGGTCTTCCGCACGCCTGCGGTGCACGCTTTCATAATTATTCACGTCATATACGACGTGGTGCACCAGGTCTTGCAGGTCGTCCACCGCTTCCTGCTGCTCCAGGGTCTCGGGAACCAGCTTTGCTTCCGGCAGGTTCAGCATCTGGTCAGCAATGCAGTTGTTATAGGTCGATTTCAGCGTTTGCAGCTGCAAGGTCTTTTCCTTCGCGTCCGGCGGGTCTTGATACGGATCGCGCAGGCGTATGATCTCGCGCACGTTCTTCGCTTCCTCGTGATACGGACGGTTCGCCTGCTCAAACAGCTCCAGCCGCGCGTACACCTCTTCCAGCAGCTTCTTTTCCTCTTCGTTCAAAGGCTGCTCGGATAAAATCAGCTCACGCATAGTCCCTCCTGTACGGGTCATAGGTCGGCACGCTTACCTCCGTGCGCTTCTTGGGAAGCACGGGCCGCGCCATCAGGAAATAACGGGTATCGTCATACGCATGGTCTTCCGCGTCCGTGTCAACGTCCTCCGGCTTGGTCATGCTGTACGGCAGCACAGGCACCGTCCTGATCCAGTCCTGGCATGTGTTGAATACGTAAATACCCGGCTTGCCATCCGGGTCAAAGCGCAGCCGTTCATGCAGCTGCATCTTCCCGGCAAGTCGGGTATTGTCGCCCTTGCGGAAATATATGCCCTGGCGCGCGCCGTTCGGGCGCATCTGATCCGCCACGCTGTCCCCGCGGCTCTTGTCAAATATGGCAGGGTCGGCAATGCGGTCAATGGTGATATTGTCCTCTATCTCCTGCGTCTCGCGGGCGATGATCCCGTCCGCGATCTGCGCGGGCGTATATTCAAGCCCCACGTTCGCCTGCCGTGGCTTTGTGCCGTACCATTCCTTGTACCGGTACACTCGCCCGGCAGGGTCAACCGCCCACCAGCCCACAGAGAATGGCTTTGTATACCCGTGGTCGAAGCTCATGTACCGCGGCCAGTCCAAAGGAATGGGGAAAGGCTCGATCACATGCGTCCACAGCCGGTCGTGGTAGTGCTCCGGCGCGTTCACAAACTCCGTGAATACCTGGCCCTCGAAGCTGTCCCAGTCGCCGTTCAGCAGGGCTCTGCGCAGCGCGTCCGGCTTTGTCTCCAGCTGGAAGATGTAATCCTCAGTGATGAACGGGTTCTCCGTCGCCAGCGCAGGGATGTACTGCGTCCGGATCACTCTTTCCTTGTGCAAAGCCTCAGAGTATATCCGCTGCTCCTGAATGCTCATGTACGGCCCCGCGTCCACAAACATCTTCTTTACCCAGCCGTGGCCGATATTGCCCGGGTTCGAGGCCGAACGCACGATCGGCACCACGCCCAGGCTCTTCTTCGCCCTCAGACGGGTTTTCAGAAAGTCGTATATCGTCTGTTCAAACGATGTCAGCTCGTCAAAGTACAAAAACTGTATCTCAATACCGGAGTACCGGAAGCGGTCTTCCT